ACTCAAAAACCATTTTTGCTATAATATGTATATACCCTAGAATGGGGTTTGTTTGAGTATTAAAACTTATAGCTTGGTATTGACCCCTAAGTGTTTATTACTAGAAACAATTATCTAGTACTTTATACCTAGTAAAGCTACTAGCGATAGGTATTAGTACTTAGTATTTAAATACTAGTATGAAAAACCTAAAAGTTTTTGGTATAAAAGTACTATTGAAAGGGGCATAGGTTTGATAATCCATTTGGCGACAAAAACGCAACCGACTGTTACTATATATAATCCCCAAGCTAAATATTTCTCAAAAAAATGCACGAGTCTGCCAAGCATTACCCACTAGGTATTTATACCTACTCTGTGAATACCTGTAAACAAAGGGATGCTGTATCTTAAATGCAGTATACTAAGTATTTATACCTATTGATTTAGTAATTAAAAAGTCGTAACTTTGCTTAGTCAGAAGGCGGAATCCTTTAAAGACTTCCGCCAACGTCAATACTACAACAATAATCAAAGTAGTCGAATGGCGGTGCAGTGTATTCACACTAAAGACAATAAACAGCTTCTGATTCTGTATTGTTATCATTCTTATCTTTGCATGTATGAAGGCAAAGAGGAGTAAAACTTCTAAATATTACGCTAAGAATCCTAAAGCTGCGGAGAAACGCAGGAAGTATCAGCGTAAGCTTAACAAAAAGAAAAAGAAAAAGCTTTATAGAGCTTTTTTAAATAAGATGCGTAGAAAGGCTGGTCGTTATGGTAATGGCGATGGCAAGGATTACGACCACGATGAGAAGAAATTTATATCAGCAAAAAGAAACAGAAGTAAAAAGTGATGAAAGCAAAGAAGAAAAAAATGTCTATGTACGCTGGTGGCGGTAAAACACCAATTAGAAAAAATGTAACAAAAAATTTGAAAAAGAGAGACGAAGAGGAAATTGACTACCTTTACACTCGTGCGGTTGGGATGAATAGTAAAACAGGTAAGGATAACTACCCTATTAGTCTCGATATGGACAAGTATGAAGCAACTGCTGGTATGGCGGGTAATCCCGAAAAACTTCGAAAAGCTATCTCTGATAAATACTACGAAGACAAAAGAAAAAAAATGGGTCTTGATAAAATCAAAACCTACAAAAAAGGCGGTAAAATGACTGAAGCGTTGAAGAAGTATAACACTGGAGGTATTTTTCCTCCAGAAATTCAGAAGTTAAAAGATAGAGCTGCTAAAAAGAAAAAACAAGAAGCACCTATTAAGGGAGGTATGCTTGATGAAACTACTGTAACAGCAAAAGCACCTACAGAGTCAGAGCGTGTTGAGCGTATTAAAGGCGGAAAATACAAACCTATTGGCTCTGATTTTACTTTTATTGGAGACCCTTCTGGTAAGATTGGTCAAATTGGCAAAGTAGCTAAAGTTGCAAAGTCTCTTTTAAAGTCAAAGGTATATAAAGCTATGGCTAAGATAGCAGCTAAGAAAGGAAAGCATGGGACTGCTACTCTTAGAAACGCTCAGTCACGAGCAAACACTTTTGATGCCCTACAAGGTATGCGTGCAGTCAAGGAAGGTCGTGTAAGTAACAAAGTGTTTAATAAACTAGCTAATGAGGTACGTAAAGGTGGAGTTAATCCGAGAACCCCTTACTTCGGAGCTAAACCACTTTCTGATAAAGAATTAGCTAAACGAATGGCAGAGGTTGTAAAGGAAAGAAACGCAAGAAACGCAGCCTACAATCAATCGGTTAAAATCCTAAAACCTAAGCGATGAAAGCGCAGCGTAAAAAAGTAATGGTAAAAGCTCCTTCTGGTTATCACTGGATGCTCGAAGGGGGTAGATACTTTCTTATGCCTCACAAGGGGAAGTTTGTTCCTCACCCTAAAGCGTCTTTAAAAGCAGAGTTTAAAGTTAAGACGGCACATTAATCTGTTCCTTGCCTTCTATCTTGCGGTAGTATTTTTGTACTAGTAGCCTTGCCTTTTGGGTCAAGGCATATCGTACCCTATACCTCATTTTGCTTTCATCAAAAATAGATTCTTCATAATTTTTTGGACTTAGTCTGTTGTAGTATTTATATATGTAACCTTTCTTTTGTAAAGTAAATATTAGTCTTTGCGAAAGTTTTAGCTTGTTGTAAAAATATGCTTCTGATATATGGTCTAAAGTAAAAAACTCATAGTCATAAACAAAAAGCATAAAATTTAATTCGCTTTCTGTGATGTCGTAGTTTCCTACCATATCCCTTGTTACAAGGCGTATATACTTAAGATAACCGTTGTTTAACAGCTCTTCCTTACGCATCTTGAAATCTCTGAACATACCCTTGCGTGGTCGCTTCTTCATTTTTATTAAATTTGCATATATAATACAAAGATATTCAAATGGCAGATTTAGGCGCAGAAAAACCAAAAGACACATACCAACAGCTTCTTACTTTAGAAAGCAATCAAATTAGCGGTTCTTTAAAGAAAGTTCAAGACGGTGCTGGTGCAGACACCTCTCTAGAACTGTCTACCGATGTAGCTAAGGTTGATGGTAATCTAGAAGTAACTGGTACATCAACATTAACTGGAGCGGTTAATGTTCAAGGAACTTCTGATTTTGACAGCAATGTTAATGTAGACGGTACTCTAACTGTTGGCGGTATATCAACATTAGGAGGAGCTGTTAACATAACAAATAACGCTGACGTGGATGGTAATCTTAATGTTGATGGTACATCCACATTAGTGGGTACTTTAAATGTTCAAGGAACTTCTGATTTTGACAGCAATGTTAATATGGATGGAAACCTTCAATTGGATGGAACACTACACGTTGACGGTGCTTCTACATTTAATGCAGCTATGGATATTAACGCTGCTGTAGATATTGGCTCAACGGTTCAGTTTTCATCCATCCCAACTACAGATGCATCTCTTTATGATGCGCTTGTTATAGATTCTAGCGGAAACCTTAAAAAAAATCCGTCTTTATTTAGTGGAGATGTCTTTATTGCTAGATTAGACCCTTCTGTTACCGTAGATGGAGATGATGATACAGAAGGAACAGTTGTTAGTTCTGATTCTAATGGAACAATCTTGCACTTTAAAGATGTAGCAAACAATACAAATACTGGCTCTCACGAATTTGGAGATACCACCACTTTTACATTTGATGCAGATAAAGATGCTATAATATTAAGTAAAGCAGGTACTTACAGGTTTGATATAAATTTAGACTTTAGCACTAGTGGTTCTTCGGGCAACGCTCCTGCTGTTAAAATAGAAATAGAAGAAAAGCCTTCTGGGAATAGTTTTGCACCAATACATGAAACCAACAGGTCTAAAAATGCGGATGTTTTATCAACTGCTTCCTATTCTATATACAGATATATAAATATTTCGACAAGATATTCTATTAAATGTACAGCATCTGGTGGCGGCTCAATATCTGTTCGAGAAGGCTCTACATTTACAATTACTAGAATTGCTTAATATGACTGAACGCCAGAACGAATGTATTAATGAAATTAAAGAGCTAATGCTCGCAATAAACGAGACGGTAAAAAAACACGGTCTTGAAGACGAGTTTATAGCCTGTCTTGCTGTAGGTTTTTTAGACATGGAAAACACACATGTTGATGAATACGGTGATGACAGAGCCAACATGAGTCTGTTGTCTTCTTTTGCTGTTCAAGATGAAGAAGAGCTAGAAGATTTACTTTCTTATTGTGTAGAAGCTCATAAAATGGAGCAGGAAGAAGATGCTTCTAAAATAGATTACTGGATAAACTTCGGCAAAAGAAACGGAGAAGAAAATTAAACAGACCAAAACGGTCTGATAAATTAAATACAAATGATTAGAAAAATAGTTATTGGGCGAGACCCCAAAGATGCTATGGCATATTATGTCGGTATGCGAGCAGGCGCAGGAAAAGTAACAGCCATTATTCTAGATGAATCTTGCCTGCATAAATACTCTTTAACAAGATACCTCATCTACATAGAAAACGAAGAAGGCACGATGCTATGGAAAGCAGTACATAGTATGCCTTGTATCATTGAGTACGACTTAAAGTTTGAATAGCATGAGACCGTTACGTCAGTTTATAGTAAACATCCCTAACAAGTTTAAGGATGAGGTAAAGCTTGGGGACTCTACCCTTAAGCTGGTCAATAAGTTTAACGAGTTTGAACACAGATACAACTACGGTAAGATTGTTGCCGCACCTGTAGGATTTAAAGGCGCAGCAATAGGTCAAGTGTTATACTTTCACCACCACGTAGTAGTAGAACAGCGTTACGACATTGGAGATGATTTATACTTGGTTAATTATGACCCCGATGGAGGATATGGAAATCACGCCATCGCTATTGAGAACGAAGCTGGTGATATTACTATGCTTGGGCATTGGTGTTTTGTTGCACCACCCGATGAGCCAGAAGAAGAAACAAGTGACTCTGGCATTATTCTTAGCATCAAAGAAGAGCCTAAAGACGAAGGAGAACTTGTTGCTCTCCCAGAAGACTCAGAATGGATTGGAGCGAGCGTTGGTGATTTGGTGGGTTACACAAAAAATTCAGACTATAAGATGGATTTGTTAAACGGTGATACCGTGTATCGAATGCTAACAACAGAATTAGTGTATGTCAAAGAAGCGTAAATTTACCACAATAGAAGCATCAACAAGATTGCTCTCTTCTATGGAAGTCGCAATCAATAATATGATTGATGAAATAAGAAAGCCTGTAGATGCAGAGCTTTCTGGCTCTCAGCGTAAGGCTGAACTACAGAGTATTAAACAAACAGCAACAGATGCCAAAGAACTCCTCATCGAATACCAAAGACTTGAACAAATGGTCAAAGAACTTAAAGACACAGGAGGGATTGAAGAAGACAAAGACTACTCTGGAGGGTTCGCAGAGCGATTCTCAAAGTAGTCAGATATTTATATATTGGGATTATTAATTAAATGAAATGGCAGGTCTTAAAAAAGTTGAGGGCTACGATAACTACGTTGTCAATATATGTCCCAACGATACAGAAGGGGAGGTTACCGAAATCGGTGGGATTGATATTCAGCTTCCCAAAATACCGCCTAAAAAAGAAATCCTCTTTAATGACAGGAAGCAGCATCTGCAAATGTGGAGACGACTTCCTGTGCCAGAGGAATTGCAGAGGATTCGCTCTATGGATGAGTGGTACGAAATGCCCTCCGAATTCAAAAAGCGTTTTTCTCCGTACATCGAAAAAGAGTTTGAAAGGAGGCGTAACGGTCTTTGGTTTTACAATAACGGTGAGCCTGTCTACATTACAGGCAGACACTATATGATGCTCCAGTGGGAGAAACTAGACATTGGTTATGGGTATTATTTAGAGTTTCAAAGAAGGCTGTTTGTACACTTTGCTGCGTGTGAAATAGACCCACGCTCTATGGGTCAGAACTATGTGAAGTGTAGACGTTCTGGGTACACTAATATATCATCAGCAATACTTGTAGATGAAGGAACACAGGTAAAAGAAAAGCTATTAGGTATACAGTCTAAGACAGGTAAAGATGCACAAGAAAACATCTTTATGAAAAAGGTAGTCCCTATGTACAGGTCTCTTCCTTTTTTCTTTAAACCCATACAGGACGGTACAACCAATCCTCGCATGGAGCTGGCTTTCCGTGAACCCTCTAAGCGTATTACTAAAAACAACAAGACGGCAAACAAAGGAGAAGCTCTTAACACGATTATAAACTGGAAGAACACCACGAACAACGCATACGATGGTGAAAAGCTTCATATTTTGTATCTTGATGAGGCGGGTAAATGGGAAAAGCCTACAGACATTCGTGAAGCTTGGCGTATAGAGAGAACCTGTTTGATTGTAGGTAGAAGAATTGTAGGTAAAGCTTTAGTAGGCTCTACTGTAAACCCAATGGATAAAGGCGGAAAACAATACAAGGAGCTTTGGCGGGATTCAGACCCAAACGATAGAAACGCAAATGGAAGAACAAAAACTGGACTATATAGATTATTTATACCAGCCTACGAAGCTCTCGAAGGTTTCTTTGACGAGTACGGTAACGCAATTGTGGAAGACCCAGAAAAACCAGTTAAAACGATTGATGGGGACTATGTGGATATCGGTGCTAAGACTTATCTCAAAAATGAAAGAGATGCGCTGAAGCATGATGCCAGAGAACTGAACGAACAGATTAGGCAGTTTCCTTTTACTATTGATGAGGCTATGCGTGACAGCATAGAGGGTTCTACTTTTAATATCGGGAGGATATACGAGCAGATAGAACACAATCAAGAATTGTTCCCTAACCCTGTGGTTCGTGGCAACTTTAGCTGGAAAGAAGGTGTTAGCGACAAAGAAGTTGTGTTTAACCCAAACAAAGAAGGTAGGTGGCGTGTAGCTTGGATGCCCAAACCAGAAGACAGAAACAAACACAGAATAATAAACGGTAAAATGCACCCAGCCAATGACCACATAGGCGTGGGTGGTGTCGATAGCTATGACTTGGATTCAACGACAGATAATAGAGGTTCGAAAGGAGCTTGCCATCTTTATAATAAATTCAACATGGCTGCACCAGCAAATATGTTTGTCGCTGAGTATGCCTCTCGTCCACCTTTGGCACGTATCTTTTATGAGGATGTGTTGCTTGCTGCTGTATTTTAC